GCATATATTTCTGAATCCCTTTTGGACTTTTCGGCCCCGTATAGGTTTCTTTTCATCTAGTTTAGTTAAAATATTCGTCTATTTCTTCTTTTGTCAAGTCAACAAAACTACCATTATCATTTAATTTTAACATTTTAAAACCTGAAACACCGTAACCAATATCAATTTTGTTAAAATCAAGGTTTAATTTTAATGTGCTTTTCGGCTGCCGAATTGGCAAATAGTCCCCTTTTTTGGCAGCTATTGCCATCATTAAAAGTTTTTTATATTCCATATTAATATTCTGCTGGATTTCCATATTTACTTTCCGCCCATATATCATATTCACATTCTTTTTTATGGCATTCTAGCGCCTCAACTAAGTAGCTGTATGAGTTTTTAAGGCCTGCTATTATTTCGGCTTTAGAACGCCCGTTTACGTCCTCCGTTGTAGTTGCGCTAAAGTCCGTTTCTTCGTCATTTATTGACATTTCATAATAATAACCTGAAATTGGATTAAATCGTAATTCGCATTCGATATAGTGGTGTTCGTATTGGTTGCCCAATAATTCAATTTCATGTTCAAATATACTGTCAATTTTAGAGGATCTTTTGTCCTCGTGAACAGTTCTGCCGTTTAACGGGTTAATACTAGTTGTAAAGTGCCTTTTGTACGTTTTCATAATATGATTTGTTTAAGTTTTAAATGTCTTTTGTAAATGTAGCTATTTTATGGAAAACGATTTTCAATGCAGAATTTTGTTGTTTGTAAAGTCCATTTTCATTAAAAGTGTAATTTCCCTGGTTATTTACCTGATGTTCATTTGAACCCATAAAGGTAATTTTACCTTCTATTTTTAAATTTTTTATTTCTTTTCCCGATATTGTTTTGATATTTTCCATAATCTTGATTGTTTAAGTTTTGTTTAATTCCTAATTGTTGAACAAATATAACACCTTTATTTTGATTGTGCAAACATTTTCACAATTATTTTTAAAATATTTTTAAAATACACAAAAAAAACCGCTCACCAAACGGCGAACGGCTTTAATTAATCATTCTGAATCACTATTTCTCTAACCCTTTTACAAACTCATTAGATTATCGTAGTCGTCAAATAACCCCAAACCATCAGCAACCAATATTCTTTGAACTATTAACACCTCTGGATTAATATCTTTTTTCAACAATTGGTTATTTAAGAAATTAAACTCTTTTGGCCCAACTATTGCAGGTGTTATATCGTTGCCATTTTCATCATAAATACTATCTGGAATGGGTATTTTTACACCTGTTGTATCATTCACTTGCCTGTCGTTGGTGATTTTAAACTGGCCGCTTACATTTGGTATCATTTTACCTAGCCTTTTGTTGTCCTGCCCAAAATGCAATATCTCAAATGGGCATACGGCCTCATTCTTATTGTAGTCAATTGTTATAACCCCGACCTTTATTTTCCTTTTTACGGGAAACATTTTATTTGTTGAAATGTCTATTAGTGCCATATGGTTTATTATTATGCTTTTCTTAAAATTATTTTTGGCGCAACATATGCTTGATAAATGTAATTAACATTGCTTCCCCAACTACTAGGTAATCCACCCGTTATAGAATCTATATAATAACCAATTGAGGCCCCTTGGCTATAAGGGTCTCCCCCTGCAATTGAAGAATCTTCAAAAAGGTTTCGTCTTGATACACTAGGCGCAACTGATTGGCCTACGCCAACGATCCAAACTACACCACTAAGGCTTTGCGATATAGTTAAAAGGTTTGCGCCTGCTACTGCTGTATTTAGCTGCCCAAAATCCGTAATTAATGCATCAGGAAAACCATTTGTGTCCGAATAAACCCCTAATCTAAGAAATGAGCCTGCTGATGCAAGGCACCCTATGCCTATACGGTCAAATGTTTGCCCAACCGTGCCAACGTCAAACCGTTGGGCAAATAACCTATTAAGTGTAATTGTGCCAAATGATACCCCTGTTGATCCTGTTGGGTAATAATAAAGGCCTGATTTTCTTGGTATTTCACCTAAGTTAATATTCCCACTACCTAATAATGATGCAGTATTTATCGTTTTGATGTTAGTAGCTGAAACCAAAGTATCTTGCTTGCTCGATGCTAATCCTGAATATTGGCTATTTGTGGCATTGTCGCCAGTATTTGCCCCACTTGTATTGGCTATTAATGTTAAATTTGCATCCGTTACATACCTTTTATTTGCGCTGTCTGTAATATTTGCTGTTGTGCTTGTATCTAAGTTAGGAACATTTCCCAATCCTATACTATTTTTATCTATTAATAAGTTGCCTGGCCCTAAAATGCTGGTAGAATTTATTGTTTTAATGTTAGAACCACTAATTAGTGTGGACTGTTTTTGCGAATTATAATCCTCATGTATATAATTATAAATGCTATTTTGCCAATATACTATTAAACTTTCACCATATATTAAAGTTACAATATCATTGCTTAACATATCTTTTATGGTAAGATTGTATATAGTTGCATTGTATATTTTAACCGTAGTTTTTGTTGTTGAAGTCCATATTTGAACATTAATATTGGTAGCACTTCCACCTTGTGTAATTAGCACCGTATTATCGGAGTGTGTAGAATTAAGCGTAATATTACTGCCATTATTTAGAACTTCAGAGTATTTTAAATAGTAGCTTGTTGCCCTGTTGTCTGGGTCGTAAACGGATTTCGACATTTTTAAATCTAATGCCGTTTGTTGTGCTGTGCTTACTGGTTTATTTACATCGCTTGTATTGTCTACATTTCCCAATCCAACTTGCGTCTTTGTAACGCTGTGTGGGTTGTTGGTAAGTCCTAAATGGTTTAATAAATTAGTCCCGTTGGTGCTTATCCATGTTACCGCTGAATTGTAGGCCGTTTCTAAAGCTGTGGTAAATATTGCAGTTATGGAAGCAAGTTTGTTTTTTTCAGCTGTGGTGTAATTTTCATCTGAACCGCCACCGCCCCCTGTTTCATCTTGCCAAACAGTATCGTGATTTGTATTTGAGTTTTTCTTTAATACCTGCCCTGTGGTGCCTCCTGTTGGCACCCCAACGCCATCGGCTCCCGCTGGGCCTGTCGCTCCCGCTTGGTTTATCAATACATCAACTTCAACTATTTTTACCATTATACGTATTCTTCAACAATTGCATTTATAACAAAGTGAGTAGTTGCAGCGTTGGCTAAAACTACCTGTACCAATATACTTTCGTTTGCGTTTAAAATTAAAGGTTCATCTTGCCCAAATTCTTCTAATAAATCTAAATCTTGGTGAGCTATCCATCCTACCGCTGTGTATAACCTATCTACATAACGAGTACATAAAACTGCCGTTCCTGCTGTTGCTGTAATGGCTGTTGCTGCCGCCCCGTCCGCTGTTGTTCCGTTCCTTACAATTGCTACTGTATTGGGCATTGTAGTATCCCATTTAACGGCTGTTAAAGTAGTGCCACCCGTTGGTAAGGCTGCTGGCCTTGATAGTTTAATGCTTGGTGAAACTGATACTAAAACCGCTGTCGAATCAACAAGTACCTCCAACTTTTTTATCGCCAATTTTTTAACCGACCCACTAGGGTTTTCAATGGTAAACAAGTTTTGTGGGGTTGCTGCCGTTCCAATAATTCTAAAACTCGAATACCCATACTGTCCTACTTTGTTTCTTGCGCTGTTTTGGGCTATTGCTACCTTAAAATTACCCTCGTTGGTTACCGCTGTCGGGAATGGTGGCATATTACCAAACCATGTATCTAAAACCAAGTTTGTTGTAGTAGAAGCACCCTCATTTTTAACGGTAACTTTTATATAGTTGGCATTTACTTGTATAGTTTCGTTAAATGGCTGGTTGGCTAATCTTGTAAATGTCGAAGTAGCAACTAATTGCGTGCCACCTGAATCAATGTACTGAAATATGTTTATAGTAGTCGGTTGGTCAACCCTTAAAGCAACCAATAGCCCTATTCCTGTAAGTAGGTTTTCAACCGTTCCCGTAAATGTAGAACCCGCTGTTAATTGCGCTGTGCTACTATTGCCTGTCGACTGAATAAAAGTTGTAGCCCCAATACTAATAGGCACGCCTGTTTGATTCGAAGCTATTACTACTGGCTCACTATTAGCCATTGTAGCTTGGCCGTTTGGATTACTTTTTTTGTATGCCATTATTTTACACTATTTTCCACTCTGTATTATTAGAAATTAAATCCACGCTATCCTCAATAGCTACTTCAATCGTTGCCGTTCCTTCTATTGTTTCCGCACCCGCTCCATCTATTGTCAAAGTTCCCCCTATACATTTCACCGTATATCTGTTGGTATTTCCAACCGCTGTTGGCATTGTTAATGTTAAAGTTGACGTGCAAAAATATACGTAATCCGTTGCCCCTGAACTGCCTGCCGTTGTATTGCCTGAAATATTATTTACCGACCTTGTAATCCCACCGCCCCCACCTGTATCTAAGTCAGTAATTGATCCATTTTCTTTTTTTCTGAACTTGTTTAAGCTTAAATTATAAGTAATATCCCCGTTATTAACTGGCTCGCCCCCTGTTGTTGGCTTGACATTAATTCCCGTTGTACTAAGAAATAATTTACTAAATAAATCCATAATTAACCAATTATTACAACCTTGTAAGCATTAGAAGCTGGTGCCACATCAAATTTAAAAGTCGTTGTATTACTTGCATACACAATATCTACCATTATTAAGGTATTTGTAGCTGCATCCCTGCATTGTGCAATTTTATCAATAGTTCCCAAGTTGTCGGAAACTACTAAATTGACTGTTGAACCATCACCAATTGTTGCTATTTTCTTAATAGGAAAATTAGTCAAGTCTTGTGGTGTTACTGCTTTTGTAGTTACTGACTTGGCCTCCGCCTCCGCTTGTGTTGCTAAAGTAACTAACCCCAAAGTTGAAGTAGTCGCTGCATCAACATTATTTTGAACTATTGTCCAACTTGCTCCTACTGATGCGTGTGTGCCTGCTATTGCTGTTGTAAAACAATGTAGCACATCACCAACGGTAACAGCCACGCCCGAACCTCCCCCAATTAAGCCCGCAACTGTAACTCTGTAAAATTCTCCTGCATTGGCCGCTGGATAGTTTGGGTTTGTTGAGCAATCAATACCGCCCATCGGCTTCGCAACACCTGAAACCGCTGCCGCAATAGCTGCTTTGGTTGCCTGTTGTGTTGCTATTCGTGTTGAGCTGTTAGCCGTCATTGCACTATCGTTATCAATAACACTAGCGGCAAAATCGGCTGTTTCTAAATTTGAAATTACGTTGCCCGTTCCATTTGCATCAATTGTGGTATTTGTGAATACCTTTGTGCTAGCTGCATAGCCTGTAAATTTACCTTGTAGTTTGCCTATACCTTGTAAAATAGTATCCCCTGCTACTACATCAGTTGTAGTTGCAAATGATATTCCAGTTAATAAGCCCGCTGCAATTCCCGAAGGAATAACATAATCGGTTCCACTTACTGAAATACTTACAACTCCGTTTGTATCAACTTTTATAATGCCACCCGCACTTGCAAAGTCTATAATTGTTTTATTTAACCCTGCTGAAACTTTTAAACGGTTCGCACTTCCTGAATTTGCTGTTTGCGTTACATCGCCTGTTCCTGCTACGCTTAAATAGACCCATGACCCGTTATGGTAGCACCCAAGCTGATTTAAAGTTGTATCATAATAGATTTGTCCATTTACTGGTGACCCTGGTGCCGAACCTAAATTCTGTACTTTTGCGTTTTGAATTTCGGATTTTGCTAGGTTAATCCCTGACCCGTACAATATTGCGCTCATAATCTTTTTTTTAAATATTAATATTAACTACACAAAGCAACTCCGCTTGTGTTGCTGTCAAACCTTACTATTGAACTATTTATATTCACGTCTTCAATTACAGTTACCATAAAATCACCTGCCGAATTTTTAACCCTAATATTTGGGTAAAACCCTAAATTGTGGGTTATTGTCCATTCATTGCTTGCTATATTTTGCTCATGTAAATAATAACCCCCTGTTCCATAACTATTAATAATAATATTTCCCGAAGCAAATAGCTCTGCATCCATTGTGGGAATGCTTTCTTGAATTATTATTTCGTCCTCTGTTTCCATTATATTAATATACTATCGCTAACCTCGTAAATACTGCCACCCCCTCAATGTCAAGTTCTGTATCGCCAATTACTGTAATTGTATCAGTTTGCACCCAATTGGCACCATTAAAAAGGCTTACAAATGGTGGCTTTGTCGTAAATAATGCGCCTGAAACCGTTACATTTTTCAATAATGTCGATGCAAATGAACTTGTATAATAGTTGGCTTTTAAGTCCAACGTTTCTGGCAATAAATAAACCCCGTTAATTGTTATTAGATTATCGTAGGTATCTTGAATATCACAATTAGGCCTGACATCATTGGAAACGTCTAAAAAGCCTGCGTAAACACATCGTGTCCCTGCAACTCGAACGTAATTAATAACCCAATCATAACGGCCCTGCGGTAACGAGCCTAAATTTATATTGCAACTAATTAAATTGCCAACCTGACTAATTCCGCTTGCAAAATTAAACGATAATAATGCCGTTGTAAGTAAGGCCTCCCCTTGTGTATATACCTTAATTTCCACGTTGGTTAACGCCTCATTATTTGGAGTACCATCAAGAAACTTGTTCCGCAAAGTAAAAGACGTGCTTTGACCAACCCTTACATATCTGCTATATTCGGGTGGTCGCTCATCTATTCTGTAACCTATTGCCATTTATTTTAATATTAATATTGCTCCAATTCCTGCAACTAATCCTGTTTTTAAATTGCCAAATAACTTGGCGTTTTTCACCTTTTTTAATTGCTTTCTATTGATCGCAATTAAACTATCTTTTTGAAAGTCGAAATATTTATCTTTGCTTTTGCCTAAATTTATCAATGCCTCATTTTCTTTTACCAAAATTGGATATTTTAAAATATATCCTTTAATTTCTGCGCTCTTTGATTTTGGTACTTTCCAAATCTCTAGGCTGTCATTTACTGATTTCAATTCCGTATTTTGACCGAAGCAATTCCACCCCGCTATCTGGATCAATACTAAGCAAACTATCAATACTATTTTTTTCATCTTGTATTATTTTTAATTTCAATGAATCGCTTTTTACTTGCTCCTTCGGTGTGATTTTCACATCATTTAAGGCTGTTATGCCATAGCCAATAAAAAAACAAATTAGGGCCAAAAATATGATAATTGCACCCCTCAATATTATTGGCAAACTTAAAAACTCTTTGTAACTATCCTTTATGAATCTTATCATTATTATCTTTTTTTGTATTTTTATATTTTATTCTTTCGTTTTGAATTTTGTAATAACCCCAAATCAAAAAAACTACTATAAAAATCGGTTCTTTTACTAATTTCAAAAATTCGACTACATTAAATAAAATAACTCCCAAAAAGCCAAAATCATGCAACCAACTAATTATTATATATGATGCTTTGGCCATTTCTCCGTTATTATGAAAACCAAAATAATACCTGTAAGTATTCCGAAACCTTTTTCATCTAAATTATATTTGTAAAGTCCTATCAAAATTCCCACATTATACACCGCCCTTAATATTGCCAAATAAAAGGCTAATTTTAATAAGTTAGATTTTTGTCTATGCTCATAAAACAACAAAGCAAAACACAAATAAACTGAAATATACCATATATCTGTAATCCATTGCTGTCCATTATAGAATAAGTTAAACAATAGACTATTAATTACAAATAATACGCTGGCAATTTCTCTCATCTTGGAGGTGTGTTTGGCCTGTCTTCTTTTGTACTATATTTAACTGGCTGGGTTTTCTCTTTCAGCATTTCTAAGGCTTCTATGGCCTCCTGTATTGTTTTGTACTTGATTTTTAATGTTACCATGATTTTTTAATTTAGTGCCGTAATTATGATGCAACCAATAACAAAAATATATTGCTATCCCAAAACTCAATATAGAATTTATAATTGTGGAATTATAATTATCAATAAGTTGATCTACTTCTATTTGTCTATTAAAAGCCCGTAGGCCAATAAACAAAATATTGCAAATAAATAAATCTATAATTGGCTTGCTTTCAATATTAGGCATGTATTTAATTAAAAATACTGCTATTAACGAGGCGGCCATCCAATTACTAACTATTAATAAATTTTCCACAATTTGCATTTATCCTAATTTCGCTAAAAGTGATTTAACCCACTCCCTTACTTGCTTTTTCAGCATCGAAGCTGATTCGTCTGATGTTATATACTCAAACCCAAAACCCAAAATTAAACCCACTAAAATAGTGCCTTCTTTCGTTTGCAAATATTTGATGTTTTCAGCAAAAACCCAATTTGGATTCGAAATTGAGTAACTTGTTAAAATTGCAAATACTACGACATTAAATATCGCTGCCATTATCGGCCTGAACGCTTTTAGAGTTAATTCACTTTTTGTAAATGGTTGTACACCCTCCACCTTTTCGACAAACTTTTTTTGTCTTCTGTATAACTCTAAAAGCGAATAAATTAAGTTAGCAATAAACCCATAAATAAACGCTTGGTAGCTAAATATGTGGATCGGAAATATTGCATCTATTGACCACTCCGAAAGTAAATATGTTGACGCAAAGCTAAACCCAATTATTGCTATTTTTTCTTGTATCATGTCATTAAGTATATTAAAAGCGGTATTCAATATATTACTTTTGTACATTACCGTTTTTTTTATACTAGTTTGTATTGTGTTTTTCCGCCTTTTTTTGTCGCTACCATATTTTCATTCCTATTTAATGCACTATTATAGCTGATATGAATCCAACTATCAAACTCCTGTATCAACTGGTCATAATTAATATTGCTTTTCTTAATTATCTCAAATACTTCCTGAACTGTTAATCCAATTACTTTAAAATCACAGGCTTTGCCCTCTACATGTTGGCTGGTTAAAGCCCCGCCAATCCCTTTATTAACTCTTTTGCATCGGTATCCACTTGTAATTATTATCGGCTTTTTAATTATTTCCCTAATCGGTTCTAATACATTAATTGCCAACTTTTTAAGGTTCTGAATAACTGCATCGCTTACCCTCCATTGTTCCTCAATACTATGCCTAATTGCATACTCTGATACAGTTAACTCCTTTAATGTAAAGTTTTCGCTTATTTGCATATTTTATTATTTAATGCAAAATATTAATAATCTTTTACGGATTTGATACCGTCTCAGGTAGATGCGCATGGAGCGAATCCGTTATTTCCGCCTGAACCCGTTAATACTTTGCATTAATCCAATTTAAAAGTTATTTTATACTTTCTTTTATTTTTTACGAATTTATACGAAATTAATTAATACACCGCCCCACCCGTTAAATATTGCTTTCCTATAATCACGCCCGACCCATCTAATTGAAATGCCATGTTAAGGCTTGGCTCAAAATAGAAGCCTGCTGGCCCTGCTTTTGTTTCGTCCAATGGATTATCGTTAACATATACAACACCGTCTATATCCCAAGTCAAGCTACTCCAAATTAAAGTATCTTTTGCTAATAATGTATTTGGCCCTCGTAATACTGCATCGGCTAAACTTGCATAAATTGTCTTAGTCGCTGGCGTTTGGTTCGTTGTATCAATTACATAGCCGCTCCAATAACTGTACGGCGTGCCTGCTGTGGCCCCGTTTGCGTTTTGGTCAATAATTAATACCGTATTTGTTGCCCCTGTTTTTAACCATATTCCATTTCCAACTACTGCTATATTATTTGCATCGCCATTATTGAAGTAATTAAAATAAAAATCATTTAAGTTAGCGTAATCGGTTACTGCGCCTGAATATAAATCTACGTTTTTAACATCAATCGAATATTCTCGCTCCAAATAGCCTGATATATTTCTGGTGTTATTCGTTGGAGTGAATATCAGTTTATTCTGCCTCATATCTTCTGCATCTGGCACGTAGGCAGGAACTTGTGGAAATACTTTTACCTTTGCTGTGCAAAAACTTTCTCCAAAGCCATCACTTTGCGCACTGGCAACTATCCACTTTTCAGCAGGGTCTGTATTAATATCTAAAGACGAAAAATTAAATTCTATTTCGCCATTATCAGCCGAAACTTGGCTCGAAATAATAGGGTCGCTTTTATAGGCTTTGTAACGATATTTTACATAAACTTTTCCCGAAATTGTAACCGTTCCATCGGCAACCGCTGGATATAATGCCCCTAGCTTGGTATCATCCATTTGGAAGTTCCAATATATTCTGACTATATCGCCCTTTGTTGCTCTTACTTTTACTGTTGCCGTTGTATCAACATTTACCTTTTTGAATATTATTTGAGGTGAAATACTGTTGGCCTTGGATGGTAATGTTGCCAAATATGCATTCAAATTCACATAATTACGGCTAACCTGTGGCGTGCCTGAACTATCCAACATCATTGTCCAAATGGTATAATCATTATGAGGCAAATATAAGGCAGGGTAGTTATTCTCATCGGCTGCCTGGTTTCTGTACCATTCTTTTCCAATCGAATAAACCGAAGTCGCATCTGGGTTCGTCACCCAAGCAACATCAACTTGAACAGATGTAGCGAACCTTTCTATAATATTTCTCGTCTGCCCTGCTCCTGTACCGCTTACAATATGTATTTTTGAATACCATATCCATTCAAATTCCGTTGCATTAAATACCTTGCTTGTATCGTAAAGCCTATCACTTGTGCCACTTGTGGCCGTTCCTGCTACTGTTGGAGGTATCAAATCTGGAATATTGCCTGACCTAAACATTAAATATTGGTTCTTAGGTTGTACGTCCAGAGTTGGATCACCCTGCATTTGAGCAAAAACTCCCAATTTCGTAAAATGGTGGTTTTTGCCCGACCCTACATAAGGTTTGTAAGGCTCTAAATAATTTATTTGCGTTACTAAAGTTGGCATATTTTTTTTATTTTAAATATTTACTATTCCCCAAGTTGGCCAATCACCGTTCAAAGTTGTGGATATTGTCCACGCTGCCCCTACTGGCCTAAATGATACATTTTCTACAACTTCATTGCATGGATTATAACACAAAACTAGAGCTTGCGTTCCATCCTCTGATAACTTGTAGCGAATAAAAGGCTCTTTGTATAAGCAAGCATAAGATATACGCTTTTCTAATCCTGTTCGCCAAACGTTGGCTTTATTTGTTACGTTATATTCAGGTTCCGTCCACGCTGTACCCGCATATTCAATTATCTGTTTAATTGGCGCTTGGCTCATTTGCCACAATGCCAAATGAACGTAATTTAAACTCCCTGAATATTTATGAGGGTATCTTACTACTAAATTTTGCCCTTTATAAGTTTTTACAGCGTGTAGTGGTGTATTGCCTTGCGTTTCGCCCCAGCTGTATTTTATTTCATTGGTTGCAAATCTCCCCGTATCAAAGTGGTGCCATCCGTCCGTATACATGCCAAGTAATGCATCCATATAAACTCGACTAGCTGGCGTTTGGCCTCTTGCATAACCCACATAAGGCGTTTGCGCTGGCATTCCATACTCTGGAATAGCTGGAACGTTGTACTCGAACCTTTGTTGTGTTGCACCATCCACAGCCTCACTTTCAACCCATATAGTAGGGAGTGATTTAATAGTTGGCTTTAATAATTTCGCTAAATCGTGTGCCTCAATTACTTGATACCATATTCTTGCTTCATTGTACATCGTATGGTAGTGAAAAGGTATTGACACCTCAAAACCTACTGTATTAACCAAAGTGTCCGTTCTTGCTTCAGGCGTGCTGTACATGTTTGCCCAATAAGCGGCTCCAGTTGCATCATAAGTATTTGTGCCAATATTCCACAACGGGGCTGGCCTTACTAATGCCTGTGCCCATAAGGATAATATTTTACCCTCCGTTTTGGCTTTTACCCTCATTTGAATAAGTCTATTGTAATGACTTGAATCCAATAATGCAGGGTTTGTCTGCTCAAAATTCAAAATTGAATGTTCTAAGTTGAACGGTAAATACCCATAATCTACCCATTTGCTCGCATTATACGGGTCGTTTAAATCCTGCCAAGTGCCATCGCCAATCAGCCCGCCTGTTTTTTCCTTTGCAGGATATTGCACAGGATTATCAACTACCAAGCAGCTATGCGCCGTATGCGTAAAACCGCATTCTAAAAGCGGTTGCCTACCGTTAATATAATCAATATCATAAGGCAATTTTAATTCACCTATAAATGTTTTATTACTTGGTGGCGACCAGTTCAATCCGCCATTCATTTTAGGGAAATTTGGATTTGAAAAAAAGTCCGCCAATAAAAATCCTTCGCCTGGAATGCTGAACCAACTCGGTTTTGTCTGTGCTACAAATGTTGCCATATTAATTTACTTGTATTATTTGTTCGAACATCTTTTCTGTATCAAATTCGTTGATAAAATAGAATATCTTTGTAACTTTTATCGGATTTCCTAATAAATGTGATACACTTATTGCAGTTAATGCCGTTGTTTTCCAGTCCCCCATGTCGTTTATTTTCCACGCCCTCGTAGGTGTTGCCATCGCTGAACCGTTCCACATTGGCGGGTTAAAATCCCACGCCAAATCTGTAATTGTCTTTGCTATGTCATCTGCTGTAATTTTCATTTGTAAGGTTGGTAGTGAAGTTTGGCTATAAAATAAACCTAATTTGCCTCCAAAACTCAAAACGCTATGTCCTACATTGGGAGTTATTGGGGGTGTTGTCCCCCCTCCTGCGCCTGGGTCTGATGCACTTCTAATACTAATAGTTTTGTTTATTAAACCCGTTGGCTTATTAACACCGCCCCCTGTTGTTATCGTAGTTGCCGACTTCCAGCTAATTGTCTTATTTATTAACCCCGTTGGCTTGGTGTTTACATATTCGGCTGTAAATGATACAAATTGAACGAAACAGCCTGCCGTATCACCAATCATTGAAAAGCAAAAGCCTATCTTTGAACCCGTTGCAAAAGTCATTTGGGATGTTCCAAACTCTACAAAATCGCTACCATTATGATACCAGGCTTTTAACAGTCCGTTTTGGTTTGATAATTTAAACCTTTCAACTTCGTTTTTGTTGGGTAATGCTTGTACAATTACGGCTGTTCCACCTGTTGTGTTACGTGAAAAAGTCATTATCCACCCGTCTTTTTGTCGTACTATTGCAAAAAACTTAGAATTAGCTAATAGCGTTTCACGGTACATTATACCTGTCTTTGCGTTTGTGGCTATTGTTCCACCTCCTGCATCGGCTGTGGGCATTGATAATACACCCTCTAATGAACAATTACCGCCTTCCCTGTATAGGAAGCCGAAATTGTCCGCTTGGTTCCAAATATCTTGCCCCGTTGCCTCGACAATAAAAGTATTCAATAATTTCCTAGCTGAACCCATATTTTAATTTGTTGTACAAGTTGCCCCTGTTGCCTGTATTATTCCCTTATCTGTCAATCCCGTTGCGCTTGGTGTTGCGTTACCTGTGCCATTCGTTTGCAATGAATCACCACTTCCCAAAGTTGAAATAGTTTTATAACTAGCTAAAATAGAATCTACCGACCCTTGTGTTAATAGGTTGTTTGCAAAATCATAAGCATTGCTATTCGCTATATTTAGCCCAAACCCACCTGAAAAACCTGTTAATTGGTTGGTATTTAAAGCTAATATCCTTAGTTTTGTGTTACTACTAAAACTTGGAACCGTTCCTGAAAGTTGGTTAAAGTTTAATTGCAATACTGTTAAATTTGTATTACTTGAAAAACTTGGGATAGTTCCACTTAGTAAGTTACTATTTAAGTACAATGCTGTTAAATTTGTATTACTTGAAAAACTTGGGATAGTTCCACTTAGTAAGTTATTGTAAAGACTTACAACCTGTATATTACTTGCAAAGCTTGGGATATTGCCTGTTAATTGGTTGTTGTTTAATTGTATTTCGGTTAATCCTGTATTTGCATTAAAATTAGGTATAGTTCCTGTAAGTTGGTTATTGGGTAAATATAACCATACCAATGATGTGTTACTCGCAAAACTTGGAATTGTGCCTGTTAGCTGGTTATTGGTTAATATTAAATATTGCAAAGAAGCATTGTTGCTAAAGCCAGGGATTGCCCCCGTTAATTTATTATTTTGTGCGTTTAAAGATGTTAAGCTAGTCAATAAACTAACATTAAACGCACTTACATTATTACTACCTCCATTAAAGCTTAAAATAGTACCCCCCACAATATTAGAAACGCTGATATATCTTGGACCTGTTGTTGCGTAATTATGCTGATTAACACCGTTTACCAAAGTACTAGAACTTCCATCGCCCCAATTTATAACTCCGCTTGTAGCATTTAGGCTAAACCATGCCCGACTTACACCCCCGTTTGAACTATTTTCATCAATTCCCGTAATGCTAAATGTAAAGTAATTGCTAGGAATATCAACCCAAAACCAAGGCGGCTCTAATGCCGTGCTTGTAGGTGTTGTGCTATATGGCACATTTCGCCGTATTGATTCTTTTACCCCCTCATTATAGATAAATATATCATAACTGATATTGCTAGCACTTTCAACAATTTCATAAGCTGTAACCCTCATTTGTGCCGTTCTGTAATCCCTGTTTTGGATCGAACAAACCACAAACTCCATTCCTGCCATGTCGCTAAACCCGCTTGCATCAAATTTCATCACATCGCCAACCTGTAACGTATGTGAAAAGCATTCTAACTGAACCTTTAAAAACGACCTGCTAAATTGAACCTGCTTTTCCAAAAGAGGTAATAACAACATATGTTCGGCAACTATCGAATCTAATGTGTATTGGCTTGTTTCTACGTTTGTTGCATCGTAAACAGAACAAGGAATTAAATCCAGCGAATTATCACAGAAATACATATCTTGCTTTGGTGCTACTACTGTATGCTTTCCCGTGATTGTGCTTTCGTACGTAACTTCGTCAATTCCCTTTGGCAATTTAATAATGGTAACTACTGGAGGATGAAATTGGAACAAATCGCCATGCTGTGAATCACTCGAATAAGTAGGATAAAAAAAAGGCTCAATTAATATTTGCAAATATCCATCTACAGGGCATGGTTGGCTATTATAATTTGCGCTTATTACAAGGTTTTGTGTATTGGTAGCATTTAACCCAGCTAATGTGTTATCCTGTTGTGTTGGGCTTGGGTTTGAATCAACATAAAATTTAAAATTACCCCTTTGTAATCTCAATCTGCCAAGCCCAAATACGTGCCATTCTCCATTTTCAAATAAATACCATTTTTCCCCTTCTTTCGTTTCAACAAAAACTTTAAACGCTAAATTATTTACTTGCCAAACGGATGCTTGTTTTAGTGAATGCCCATAAGGTACACTAAAATTTATTTCCGTTCCTTTTCTGATTTGGCTCTTACTAGATAGCAACCCTGCCCCCGCTGTTGATGTTGCTTTATTAATTACTAATACCTTGTTATTATATGGAAAACCTCCGTATTGCCTTGTGCCATCCAAGCTATCCCAAGAGGCTTTTAACGTACCCATATACTCGTCTGAAAATGTCAATAATGAACATTTTAACGTGCCTATGGTAGTCCAACCTGAAAATGATATATTGTTTTCTTGTGTGTCAACTCCTAATAATGTCGATAAAACTATTGGCTCACTTGCACCCGCTGTATAATATTCGAGTTGCTCGTTTTCAAATAATAATGTCTGATTAAACTTTGTCGATAAACTTACTCTTTTATATGGTGCATTAAAATATCTCTGTGCCGTTCCCGAAGCTAAATCCACATCCTCACCATCGCCAACCATTTTATAAGTTGATTCTGTAATATCACTTTGGTACACCCCTGCATTATTATACAAGTTATAAACCCGTGTCGATTTTCTGTACTGGCTGAAAGGCACGAACCAAAAAGCGCCATCCTTTTGAAAGAAATGAGCAAAATCTTTTGTACAAAGTTGCTCTAATATTTTCTTGCAACTGAAAGGAGTTCGATCTGGATTAAAAAATCTTAACTGGCTAATTTTCTGCTTTTCTAAAACTCGCCCGCTTAAAGCTGGACTTGAAAAATTGCCCGCTGCAACCAAGTTTAACCCTAAACCCGTTATCCTGTTAATATTGCTTAATATCTCTATTATGGTAGCCTTGCCGTATAGTTTACGGTCTGAACTATCTCTATATTCTTGATTTTCTAAAGTACCAATACCATCTGAAAAAGTTAATTGTAAATCGCTAACCTTGGCATTAAATATTTCATTCGTACTTGATAAGTCAGTTAATAACCAACCTTTGAACTTTACTGCGCCATCAAGTTTTAATGTACCTCTAAATTTACGTTCATCATCTGTTACAAAATTAATCAGCTTACTAAAGGCATTTGTATTTTTAATATTTACAATGCATTTTGTGCTTATTAATTGAAAGTCTTTATTTTCGGTGTCGGGTATCTGCTCAATTATAGGTGCTGTTGCCGACTTGAAAAAATACACATCATTATTCAATGGGTCTAGCTGCTCAATCTCAAATACTCCATCTTTGGCTACTGCACCATTCAATCCACGCCCTGCGCCTGTGGCACGGGTTTTAAACTCAATTTTATATTTCAGAACGTATACTCCCATAATTTACCCTCTTGAACGGTCGTAAACCGTCTGATTATAACTTGTGATAATGTCATTGCCTCGAATTGAGTTGCTACCAATTAATTCTACGCTTATTCTTGCGCCATTGTTTGAACCCGTATTGGTGTATGGTGTGTAAATTGGTTGGTAGTTAGAAACGCTACCTCTTGGAACTTGCTGATAGCCTCCTGAACTTCCTTTCGATGCGCTTGCTTTTAGTGCGGAACCCGCTGCAATTGCCGCCATGCCGACTGCAACAGCTCCAAAAGGATTGCCAAAAGCTAAATTTTCTAAAGCCTTTTTTATTCCAATTGATGTTATGGCAAAATTTATGGTCAATTTACCCATATTTATCAATATATCGCCAAAGATACCTTTCATTAAACTTCCTAAGTCTTTAAAAGATTTTACCCCAACGGCAAAAGCCCCCGCCCATTCTGCCATCCCAGAAAGTGCATCAACTGCCCCGCCTCTCATAACTTCTGCTAATTGGTTTTTGTACACTGCAACCCTTTTTATAAAATCGGGGAATGCCTCATTAATACCTTTTAATCCAATCATTTTGTCATATTTGCCAGCGTCTTTAAACTCTTCTTCTGTAACAGGTGATTTTGGTGGCTTTGCTAATTTTTCTATCTCCTCTTTAAAGCTTTTCAACCGCTTTATCATATTCTTTGCTGAATCCTCAATTAAACTCATATTAGTTTTAACTGATCCCATTTTGGCTAATTCAATAGTCTTAAAATAATCATGGTGTGTTTTTGCTAGTGTATTTCTTAAAGCATTAAATGTTTTATCGTGGTCGCCAATTCTTTTTTGTGCGACTATTATTGCATCCTCTTTTTTCTTTGCGCTGTAATCATCTGCAAGCCCGTATTTCTCCAATAATATTTCATAATCTTTTAACCTTTGTTCTTGTGCTGCCTTTATCGCTGAATCATCACCTTTTCCTTTTACTGTTGGCCCACCTTTTGACATTTGCGACCGTCTTAATGCATCTTCCGCCTCAATTTCCTTTCGTAAATCATCTAATGATTGGTTTGCTTTTGGAAATACATATTTAAACGGTGCTGCTCCTTTGCTTTTTAAATCCACTAAATCCCGCTCCGCATCTGTTGTATTTAATCCCAATACTTTGCCAAGCTGTATCTCTTTAATCTTGACAAATATTCTGAACATATTACCCAATTTATCGACTAACTTACTAACCTTATCGGCCATTGAATCGAATAAATCGGCTTGTATTTTCCTGAATGCCTCCATGTGGCCACCTGCTACAACAAATGCCCCTCCAAGTGCTACAACTGCCGCTGTAACTGGAATTAGTAAAGCTCCAAATTTTACCATGAATAGCATAACTGGCCCTGCTGCAAATGCAAATGCTCCCAATCCAATTATTAATTTTTGCACTCCAGGATCGAGGTTTTTAAAACTTTCGGCTAATTCTGTTAGTTTTGCTGAAATGCTGTCAAATATACCTGTCAAATCAATTGCTTTATCAATTGCCAAACCCATGTTTCCCGTAAACTTGAACCAAGCGTCTTGCATGTTTTCCAATGCATTTCCAATTCCGCCTGTGGCTTTTGGTAGTTTGCCAAGAACTTCAACTAATTTTTCAACTACGTCCTTGCCTGTAAATCCCATTTGGGCAATTAGTTCCGTGTTTTCTGTTCCAAATGCTTCTTTCAAAGCTCCCCCAACCTGTGGCACCCACGCCTTTAATATTCGCATATCCTCACCTACCGACCCCGTTCTGGTTGCCATCTGTTGAAGTTGTTGATTAACAGAGCCTAAAGCACCTGTTTTGCCTAATACTCCCAATGCATTTCCAAAACTTTGAAGTGATTTTGTCGCCAATTCTGTGCTAAACCCTGCAGCCTTTAATTGTACAAACCCAGATAAGCTATCTTTAAAATTTAAACCTGGCAATTTTGCTACCTCATTAAGTATTTTAGTTTGCTTGGCCGCTGCTTCTGCTGAACCTGTTATCGCAATCATTGAACGATTTAACCCGTCAAGTTCTGCACCTGAATTTATGGCCGTTCTTGCCAATAGTGCCAAAGGAACAGTAAAGGCTGCCGTCATTGCCGTTCCTGCCCGTGTTGCTTTATCTGAAAATTCCTTTAATTTGTCGGCTGCCCTGTTAAGGTCTGCAACGTACTTGCTCGTAAGTGCTTCTAATTCGACCGATAATTTAGCTGTTGCCATCTTCTTGGATTAATTCTCTAAATTGCCTTGTGTATTCTTCTATATCAATTTTATCCGATTCAGTTTCGTTTTGTTCTATTTGGTCGTATGGTAACGGCATAAATTCCTGTTCCGTTGCTTCCATCCCACCCATACAACTAGCTTGCACAAATGCTAATTTCCTTACCATTTCCCAATTTTCGGCTCTCCGTCTGTTAATGCCCATTGAATAGGCTACGTATTCGCCAAATGTCATTCTGTCAAACTCCCAAGGTTTTAAACCGCTATATATCGCAAATTGGCGAACCTCAAAAAAGTCTATTTCTTTTTCGGGCTCACCTTTTTTTTTGATTCGCCTGCTAGTTCATTGGCCTTTTGTAAGGTGTCTGAAATAACTTTTGACTGTGTGAATGTTTCCATTATGTTGAATATATCCACTTGCTTTACCTCCTCTTTTGCGTATGCCTCTAATAATTTCTCGTAGGTTACAACCTCTTTGCCATTCATTTCTGCAAAGGTGTACATTCCACAATAAATAACTTTTAGCATTGTAAAAATGCCACTAAATTCACTCCCGTTTAAAGGATTTAGCTTAAAACGAGAAACGGCCTCCATTATGGCTAAATTATTGAATATAATACCATAAGCTAGGCCGTCAATTTTAATCTCTGTTTTTCCTTGCATATTACGCTGCTATTGATTGAACCAATGGCCCCGAACCTTTAAAGCTATATTTACTTGTTGCCAAAGTACCAACACCAGAATCTACTCCCAGCCCTGTTGATGCTACATTACCAGTTAGTAATAAGTCCCCTACATTTGGTACTGGCGTTGTAACATTTGTCATTATTGAGAACGTTGCTACTACAATAGTTTGTGCCAAATGATTAGCAACCAATACTGAATGAGTAGTTTTGTTAGCATTCGTTGTCATTGTAAGGTGCGCATCACAGTTCATTGTCCAGCTAATTTTACCAGCAATAAGCTCATCAAAATTTGCCGTGTCTTTGTTTAGCACTTCATTAAATTGGCTATCAATCATATAAGAGCAAGAAGTGGCTCCTAAAATTACTTTTCCACCTACTGCCATACGTAGGTTATTACCGTTAATCCAACCTGCTGTTGCTGCCATTTTATTTTAATTTTTAATGATGTAAAATTGAAAATTTAAAAATTTGTTTGATTGGTATTCATTCCCAAACTCTCTATTATCTGATAATGAACCTGCAATCGAATTATTTACTATTGTGTACCCTGTCAATGTTAAATTGTCAATTAGTAAGGTTTCAATTTGTTCGGAAATTTGGTCTGCAAATAAATCGCCACCATCACCGCCGATTGAACTTGTTCTTACTGCAATAGGTACGATTGTTTCGTACTTTTTAGCATCCTTGTTTCCATTGTCTGAATTTTCGGACTGCCCTATTATCTCAATGAATGGTTTTATTGCCCCGTCTGGCACTTTGTGATATACAGGCACAACCTTCGAATTTAAAGTAACATTCCCTTGTAATGCCTCAAATATTGCTGTCCGTAATATCCTAGATACCATTATTATTTTGCTATTTCCGCATAACCACTTTTAACCAAACCTTCTACCCTGCTTTGTGGAGCGTTAAAAAATTCGCCTTTCATAGCTGTATTTGAGTACCCTGTTTTGTCTTCATTTTGATACCAATAATTGCCTAATAAAGTTTGACACTCTTCCTCCCCTGGCCTTTTATAAAAGGTTAGTGATTCAAGTGCTACCATCTTTACCATTTCTGTATCTGCTTGTTTTGCCATTTTGTTTTATTCTTTTAAAATTATTTCTACTTGCTCTTTGTAAATTTGTGAACCATTCAAAAACGCTGGAATTAAAAAAGGTTGTGGCGACATCTGTATATTTTTTGCCCTCGTTGACCTTGACCCTTGATAAAATTCTATTGCCAACTCTTCAAAACCTGCTGGTATTTCAACTAGCCCACCCGTTCCAAATTCTATATATGGGGCATAATCAGCATTAAAAGTAATTTTAGAATTATCTAAAGTATTATCTACCGTTCCGCTATTTCTAAGTTTCCCCGTCTGTTTTGGTGCTAACTTTTTGGCATAATTTAAAATATACCTTGCTGTTTTTACCCTAGCTTGTCTTATTTTCTTGGGTTTATCCTTAGAATAGTGTTCAAAAACATTTAAAGCACCTGCTAAACCTGTAACTTTCATGCGTACCCAACTATTTGAACTTTAGTTTTATTGCCTACAATTTCGCTCACTTCTAAATTTGAGTATATCGTTTCTCCGATTATCATTACTGCATTCGGTGCCAACATTTGCCTAATTGAGTTGTAAGCATGTACGATTATACCCTTTGTTTGCCTCATTGAACTACCTTCCAGAGTTTTGTCGGTTGTATGCTTAATCACTTGCACAAACGTATTCCCACAAGTTTTTGAAGTTCCAACTAGACTGCCATCTGGTTGCGTTGTGCTGTTTTTTATAACTATTTCAGCAACCATTACCGTGTAATTCTTTAGTCCATCCATGATGAATATGATCTAATTTCAGAATATAAACTAGGCTTGTAGGCTTCATCTCTAAACATACACTCAACCATCTTAACCAATGTTCTACGAATGTTGGCTGGAACCGTTGTATAACCCGCTGTAAATACTACCGTTTGTTTTTCGCCTGTTCCGCCTTCCAAGTAACTACCATCAATTGTAAAATCTGCAATTGGAGTTATCGCTACGTGTGGGCCAAATGGTAATTTATTACGCCCCTTAAAATATTGGTAAATTACCGTTATCGTTTGAGGCAATACGCTAGTGCTGGTAATCCGTTCAAAGTCATAAATAGCATCAAAGCATAAAAGGCTTATTTTGTCGTTAAAGCTTTCATCTGTGATATATAGTGCTGTTTTTGCCTCGCTCAATAAATTGGCTGGCAAAGATGCAGGGGCTGTTATGACCTTGTTAAAAGTCATACCATACGCCCCACATCTGCCATCTAATATCATTTCTTTTCTTTAACTACTTTTTCACCTTCTTTTACAAACCCCAACTTTGCAAACTGTGCTAGTTGGCTTTCCTCAATTTCATGGCTTTCACCTTTTGAGTTGGTTACCTTAATCAAATTCATATTATGGTGCTGCTATAGCTAATTTGATTGTTCCTATTACACCTTTTAAGAACGCCTTTTCGTCCAAGTTCTTTACGTATGCATGTAGTCTTGATTCTCCAAGTATTACAAACTGGTTTTTGATAAAGTCATCATTTATCCACCCAATCTTAACATTATAACCGACATAGTTAGTAATATTATATTTAGTCAAATCATAACATTTTATTTCACCAGTAGGCACATCAATATGTGGCATAACTGTAATGCCTCCCATGTTTACCGCTTGGAAAAGCTTTGCACTAGGGAAAAGTGGCAGACGATCTGCATCTTTTGCCGAAACAAATTGAACAAAGAAATCAATCGGGTTTACCAATACTACGTTTGGAGTATATGGCATTTCATTAGTATAATTTCTAGTTGTGTAAATTGTTGTAATCATTGCGTTAATTACATCCATTATATTTGGCGTAGATACCGACAAAGCTAAAGCCCCTGCACCTGTATAAGTTGTGGCATACGCATTAGCTCCTTTAATTCCAGTTGTACCATTTCCAGACCCAAACAATAATACATTCTCTTTTTTAAGATTATGCATTTTGAATAGGTAATCAGTTGCGATACCTTGCAACCCGCTTACATCTCTTACCGATTCTTCGGTCAATCGCTCCCAAGCTGCAATTTTGAAAACTGGCGCTTGTCTAGTTGTCCAACTGAAATCAATTTGCGGTTTAGCCACGCCCTCAGCAACTTCTAAAAATGCGCCTTCTTTTGGTATTGCTTCCGAATAAGTGTGCAAAGCCTCGCCAGCTGATAGGTTATTAAATAACGAAATTAAACCCGTATCTCTCAAATTTATGTTTGAAAGTGGGGCTAATTGCGTTCCTGACAAAACACCTAAAGCAGAAGGCAAAGTGCCCGAACCTCTCGATATGTCAGCAACCGCTTTTGTATCAACTTCAAATTCTACAATACCGTTACCCTTGTAGGCTCTTTGTATTTCTGATAG